CGGTCGACGCGCATGCCGTTGCGCGCGTCGCCCGCCATGAAGCCGGCGTTCGCGAGGTCCTGCGCCTTCGATTCGAGCTCGAAGTTCTTGGAGACCATCGCGCCGAAGCTGGTCTCGACACCCGCCCCACGGGCGAGGTCGCCGGCGATGCCCATTGCCGCGCCGAGACCGGCCTTTGCGAGGCCTCCGGCGCCGCGGGCTGCCGCAGATACCCCCTTGGAGATCGTCGCGTTGAAGGCCGCGTTCTGCTTCGCCGCGCGCTCGCTGTCTCGCGCCATCTGCGCCATCGCGCGCTCGTTGGCTCGGGCCTTCTCCCGGGCCGCGCGCTCGAACAGCGCCGCTTCGCGCTTCGACGCCTTCTCGGCCGCGCTCTCCCGGTCTTTCGCCGCCTTCTCGGCCGCGCGCACCTCATCGCGGCGCCACTTCTCCGTCGCCTTGACGAGCTTCGCGTACTCCTTCTCCTCCGCGGAGACGGCGCCCTTCGCAGCACGCACGCGCGCAGCACCCGCGGAGACCGACGTCTTTTCGACGACGGCCTTCGCGCGGTTCGCCGCTTCGATGAGCGGGCGGAACGCCTCGGTGAGGGAGCGATCGACGGCAGCGCCGACGCGGATCGTAAGCTGCGCCACGGGTCAGCCTTTCAGGCGCCGAGCTCTTCGAGCACGAACGCGAGCAGACGCCGCACGCGAGCCGCGCGCACCGTCGAGAGTTTGGTGTCGCACTCGGCCATGAGCGCGGGCAGTCGGGCGATGTCCTCGTCCGTCGCCTCGGGGTGCACCGGGTCCAGCCCGATGCGCATGCGCTCCCAAGCGTCGTAGACGTGCTTGATGGCGCCGGGGGTCATGAAGCGCCGGACGATGTCCTCGGGCGCCGCCTTGATGACGGCCCAAGGCTTCTCCACGTCGTTCGGGTCACACATCGCCATCGCGACGATGTGGCCCATCAGCGCGTCGTTGAACGCGTCGATCCATGCCTGTTGGTCCTGCGAGTAGTCCGTGACGTCGGGCACGGCCTCCATCGCGCGCTCGCGCGCTTGGGCTCGGGCCGTCTCGATGTCCGACTGGGACACGAGGCGCAGACCGACGGCCTGCTCTTCGCGCGGCCTCGCCTCCCACTCCACGGTGAACGCGCTAGCGGGAACGAGGACGAAGCTGGGCGGGGGCAGCCGGTCGACTTGTGAGTAGGGCATGCATAGCCTTGTCGTCTAGGGCTGCGGCTCGGAGGGCGAGGTAGAGAGCGATGCGAGCGTCATCGAGCTGGCAAGCAGCCTCGCCATAGAAAGCGTGAAGCTCCACCGCATTCCGGGCCGCGAAGAGACGAAAAAACTCATGTCGCCGTTCTCGCCCTGCGCGGTGCGCATGACGGCCGCGGCGAACTCCGCAGGCGACTGCTTCTTGAGCAGCGGACTGCACTCGTCCTGATGGATCTGCTGGTGCTCGTAGAGGTACGCGAGAACCTCCGGCGTGAGCTCCTCCGACGTGAGCAGTTGCTCCACGCCCCCGTCGAAGAACGCTTGCGGCGCGTCGGCTGGAGAGTCGCTGTCGACGCACGCGATCGCGAGCGTGTGGAGCATCTTGCCGCGGGCGAAGAGCTCGTCGTCCTCGCCAGGGTCCTTCGACCCGCGCTCGACCGCGTAGGCCTTCGCCTTGGCGATGACGGCGTCGTGCTCGTCGGCGCGCAGCGGGCGCACGTCGAGCTTGATCGTCGGGCCGTGCCATGCTCCCGTCTCCGGGTCGACCCACGCCCCAGGGCGGGGCAGGTCGACCGTCTTGCGGAGGCGGGGGCCCTGGATGATGGAGGAGTACTTCGCCATCAGGAGATGTCGGGCTTGCGGCCTTCGAGCACGACCTGCTCGGTCGTGGTCTTCTTCTCGGAGTCGCTCTTGAACGACGCCGAGAGGACGGCCATCTTCTGGCGGTAGAACGACCCGCCGAGCACGAACGAGACGTCGATGTCGTCCTGCGAGAGGATCTTCTCGATGTCCTTGGTGGTGCTCGAGCCCGTCACGGGGACGACGCCGCCGATCGTGAGCTTCATGCGGGCGACGCCCTTCGAGTAGGCGATGATGCCCTCTTGGCCGTAGAGCGGCTCGCGCCCCATCGAGAACTCGACCTCGACGGAGTTGACCGTCGCGGCCTTCTTGTTGCGCCAGAAGAAGGAGATGTCGCGGATGACTTCGTCGGCCATGATTCGGCCCTTTCAGCGTGAGGAATTGCGGGTACGCAAAAGCCCGCCAGCGAAAGCCTTGTGAGCTTCCGTGGCGGGCCTTGGAGGTCGGCGCGACCGAGCGCGCCGTGGCCGTTAGGCCGTGTTGAAGATCTGGCGAATCACGTTGTCGAGTCGGTGCTGAACTCGAGTCACCGCGAGCGGGGTGTCGCAGAGGATGTACCGACCGGCGACGTTGAAGTCGACGACCGGCTCCCACTCACCGACCGGGCGCTCTTCGAGCCACCCGTCGCGGTACCACGACTCCATCCGCGCCTTGAGAGCGGCCTTCCAGAGGTTCGGGTAGGCGACACCGGCGGGCGGCGGCTCCTCGCCCTCGGCGGGGTTGGGCGCCACGCGCGGGTTCTGCGGCCGAAACTCCGTCTCGTAGAGGAGCTTCGAGTCGATCGTCGCCTGGTCGGGCATGACCGCGTCGCCGATGTCGAGGCACCGCTCGTCCTGCGCCGTCCCGTTGAGCGAGTACGACGTGATGGAGCGAACCACCACCGCGTTCCCGTCCGACGACGTGACCGGCGTTAGGCTGTTGTTGAGCGCGGTGTCTTGCTCCGTGTCCGTGGGCTTGTCGGCCTCGAACGCGTGAGCCGCAATGCCTGGGAGCACGAGGCCGTCGTAGTCGGGCACCCACTCCGTCTGCTCTCGCACCGACCGAACAGCGGCCTTGGAGGCAGCGATCTCGGCGGGGTGCGACTCGCAGTTGCGGGCCCAAAGGACCTGCGACCGGAAGTGGTTGAGCGTCGTCTGCGCGAGGCTCTGCGCCGCCACGAGCGCGCCGTTGTGCGCGAACACGAGCTGCTCGAGCAGGAGCGAGAGCGGACCGGCCTTGGTGTTGACGTGCGTCTCCCAAAGGGCGGCGTTCGTCGCGTCGTTGTGGCCGACCGCGATGCGCGCGTATCGCGTCGTCGTCGCGAGCTTGGTGAGCAGCGTCGTCACGTCCTCGGTGCCGGTGCCCGTGCCGGAGGCGCCGAAGCGCACGCCGTTCGTGTTCACCGTCGCCGACCCGGTGAGCGTCAGCGTGAGCGCCGACGGCTTGTCCGTGGGGTCGTGGTAGAGGATCCAGTCACGGCCCGAGGCGCCCTTGTTCTTGATCGTCCACGTCACCGTGTCCGTGCCCGTGTTGTACGTGCACGTGGCCGGGAGGTCTGTCTTGGCCGTGAATGCCGCGGCTATCGCGTTGCCGACGTCGTCGAGCGACATGGTCGCCGACACGTTGACCGCGATGGCCTCTCCGGCGAGGCGGAAGCGTACGACACCGCTCGACACCGTACCGCCGAGGAGACACGTCGCCGTCGCCTGCGTGCCCGCGCCAGGCTCCGTCACGGCCGCGATGTAGAGCTCGAGGCTCGGGGTCTTGAGCGCCTTGTAGGCCATGCGCGCGAGCTGCGAGCCGGGGCCCGCGTACGCGTCGACCTCGTCCTTGCTCGTCACGCGGAGGATGTCGCTGTCCGCCGTCATGCTGCCCGCGGCGGTCTTCTTGCCGACGAGCAGGCACTTGAGCCGACCGCTTCCGGCCGACACCGAGCCGGCGCCGAAGACGATCTTGGCGATGTACCGAGGAACCTTGTACGAGGGCGAAATGCCCGTGTTGCCGATCGGCATGGCTTACTTCCCTTCCTCGATGCGGAGATTCGCGGTGAGCTTCTTGGCGGCCGGAGCCGCGGGCTCTTTCTGCTCGTCGTCGCCCTCGGCTTCGACGGGCACCTTGTCGAGCGTCGCGCTCTTGCCGTATCGGGCCTGGAGCTCTTCGAGCGCCTTCGCCTTCTCGGCCTCGAGTGCCTTCTCGACCTCGAGCGTTTCCTTCTCGGAGAGCCCGACGAGCTTGGCAGTCTTTGCGTCGGCGGCGATGAGCGACCCGTCCAGGATCGCGCGGGCGATGTGCGCGCGGACGTTGGCGTCCGACACGTCGATCTCGATGACACGGCGCTTGCCCTGTCGATCGAGCGGGAAGTAGAAGTGGTTCTTGCCGGTACGCGCCGACTTCACGCCGTCGAGACGAGCGCCGAGCCAGACGTTGCGAGCCGCCGGCATGCCGACGGCCCCCTGCGGAATGCCGACGATGGCATCTTCGTCCGACGCGTCGATGGCGAGCACCGCGTACGGGTTCGCGACGACCTTCGCAATCTTCATGTTGGGGCCTCTTGAGTTTGGTTGTGGGCGCGTCACGCGAACGTGAACGCGGAAGCGAGTGACGCGGTGACCTCGTTGGGCAGCGTCACCGTGAGCGTCTTGGCCCCGGCAGTGCCGGCCGGCGTGACCGCGGTGATGGTGCGCTCGTCGACGTACGCGACGCTCGTGCACGCCACTCCGTCGATGCTCACCGTGGGCGAGCCGAGGAACTCATCCTCGAAGAACTGGAAGCCCGAGACCGTGATGGCCGTGCCGCCCGCCGTTGGGCCCGTCGACGGAGTCACGCTCGCGACCGTCGGCCGGAGCTCGAAGCTCACCGTGGTCAGCGTGTCGTCCGTGAGGCCGTAGCTGCCGTCGACGTACCAATCGGGGTAGGCGTCATCGAGTAGCGGCGTGAGGATCTCGGTGATCTCGAGAGTGGCCAGGAGCCCGTCGTACGGCTGCCCCGTCTGCTGCTTCTCGATGATGATCGGGAAGTGCTTCACGTCGAGCGGCAGCACCTTGGCGATGTTCGCGTGCTCGACGAGGAACGAGCCGTAGACCTCGGCCTTCGGGTCGGTGTCACCTTCGACGACCCACCCGGGACTGCGACACCGCTCCACCGCTCGGTGGATGGCTTTGGCCACGGCGTTCTTGAAAGGGTCGCGGCGTGCGTCCTCACTCGCCCTATCGGGCGGCGGGACCCACAACACCCCAACTTGGGACACTTGAGCTTTCCACTCTTGGGTGAGCGGCATCAGGCGCGGCCAGCCCATGCGCCACACGAAGAGCGCTGGGAGTGCCTTGGAGTCGAACGACGAGTCCTTCGGGTCGTGCGTGAACACCGTGGTGACGGGCACCGGCTCGACGTTGGCGCCCTTCGATCGCGGGTGCAGCGCCGCCCATCCGACCTTCGTGTCGTAGTTCACCGCGGCGCGGAGGTAGTCCCCGAGCACGTCGAGTAGCGGGTCTCCGATCGACGTCGTGACGGGGTCGCCCGCCTCCGTCATCGGGAGCCGGAGGAGTCCTTGTCGGTCCGACATGCGAGCTCCTCAGCGGTCCAGGATCTGTTGAGCGTTCGCGACGCCGCGATAGATCTCGCGGACCATCGCGCGCTCGGCCTTCAGGTAGGCGAAGGACATGAACGGGAAGGGGCGCGTCCCGGGATGCCGGACGAAGCGCGCGAACACGCGGCCTCCGTCGTAGCCAATCCACGAGAGCACCGTCGCCCGCTTCGGGAAGATCATGTGCGGTCGCGTGCCGTTCTCGACGAATGACGCGTAGGGCATCGTCGCCTGGATGACGCCGAACTGGGCGCCATCGATCTCACCGTCGAGGTTGTCGACCTTGTAGGCTCCGATGCGCTGGTTCGAACCATCGGCCGCGCCAACGCTCGTTCGTGTAGCCGTCAGTCGGCCAACGATCGACCGCTCGAGGTCACCCGTGCGGTTCCTGAAGACGTGCTTCTCGCGCGCCTCCTGAGCCCCTTCTTTCACCCCGTCCGAGACACCGCGGCGAACCCCTGCACGCACGGCGGCGCGCACGCCAACCCATGCCTGCACGAGCTCTTCGGCGTCGATGGCGATGGTGAACATGGGGCCTCGTTGCAGGTATCGGGCTGCACCCCGAAGAAAGGCCCGCCACGGCGCGACTTGGCCCGGCTTTCTAGTGCCGCGACCGTGTTCGCTGTCGGTGCAGCGACGTTTCCGTGGCGGGGTAAGTCAGAAGTCCCCCGTGTCGTCCCAGAACCCCGAGGTCTCGCCAGCACTCGACGCGGCGATCGCCGTCGCGGTGTTGTTGTAGACCTCGCCGCCGTGGTTCGCCGGAGGGTCGGGCGCCGTCGGGTACACGCCGAGCATCGTCTTGCCGTCACGGAGTCGGCAGAGGTCCTTCTCCGCCTGGTCCATGAGCTTCAGCCAGTCGTGATGCGGCATCGCTTCGGGGAAGCGCTGCGCCGTGTACGCGACCGCGATGTCGAGCTCCAGGCGAATCAGTTCGTGAGGGTAGGGCTCGGTGAGCGTCGCGAGGATCCCGAGTGGCGCGAGGTACGAATCGACCTTGGCGCGGGCATCGTCGAGGCACTGCTGAGCAGGGCCATCGTCCTCGAACCCATCGCCGTTGTCGTCGAACACTCGCGCCATCTGGTCGGGACCAATGCGGCGTCGGAACTGGTCGATCGTTGCTCTCGACGCCATCGGTCACCCCTCAGTCCAGGCGCTCGAGGGCGCCGAGCTCGACCAGCCGAAGGAACTGCGCCTCGGTGTGCTTCATCGTGTCGACGACGAACTCCTCACCTGGCCCGTGGTCCTCGCCGTTCCACTGCACCGACCCATGGGGCCAGACGCGGACGCGAGGCCCTTGAAGGGCCGGTTCCGGGGCAGCGTCGGGCTCTTTCGCGGCGGCCTCGGCCGCAGCCTTGGCCTCTTCCTCCTCGCGGAGCATGTCGGCGAGGATCGCGTCGTCGGTCTTGCCCGGTTCCGGGGTCGCGCCGCCGAGCGGGAGGAGGTCCTCGCCGCTCGGAGCGCTCTTGCTCCCCTTCGCCATCAGGCCACCGCGTCGACGATGAGGAACCCGGTGTCGGGCGCCACGATCTTCTCGTCCTGCTCCACGCCGACCTTGGCGTAGTAGCCGCCCGAAACGCCGGGCTTCGGGTCGAACCACTCGTGCGTCTGGCGCTCGCCGAACTGGAAGGTGTACCCGAACGACGCGTGGCGGATGCCGGGCGACGCAGCGACGCGGACGATGCCGAAGTGCTTGCCCCAGATGCGGCCGGTCGCCAGGGTTTGCCCCTCGTTCGCCGTATCCTCCTCCGCGCCGGCGATGAGGAGGTCGTCGAGCTCGAAGTACTCGGCGAGCTGCTGCGCCGTGGGGAGGCGGAGGCCCGACTGGTGTTTGAAGTCGGTGATGACCGTCGGGTGACGGCGGAGCTTGTTGAAGACCGCCTTCGAGCAGAAGCCGACGAGGCGCGAGGAGCCCTGGGCGGACGCCCAGATCGCGTCACGGGCCGCGGCGATCGCGTCGTGCGGGCTCTCGGTGTACGTCGTGTAATCCGACCACTGCGTGGTGCCGGACTTCGTCGACGAGTTGCCGGAGTAGTTCGCCGCCGTGGTGAGCAGCGTCGCGACGCGCTTCTCGTGCGAGAAGTCGAGCCCATGGTTCACGTCCGCTACGAGATCGATCATCTCGTTGAGCGGCGCGTCCTGGTTGCGGAGGTCCGACTCGTCGACGAAGTCCGTGAGGGCGTACGGCTTGGTCGAGTAGTTGTCGGTCGTGCGGCTCTTCGAGATCTCGTTCGGAACCGAGCGGTTCGACATCGACGCATCGGGCACCGCGAGCATGTCGCGCTTGGTGTACTTGAAGAAGCTGTCGCTCTTCTTCGCCACCTGCACGACCGGCATCAGGCGCGCGCCGATGAAGGCCTCGTTGCGGTACTGCACCGAGATGTTCGAGAGCGTCGAGTCGACGTGGAGCGAGCCCGAAACGCTCTTGAGGCGGACGAGCTCCTGGTTTGCGCGCTCGAGCGCCGCCTTGACCACGGGGTCGTGCTCGCCGCGCTTGATGAGGGCCTTGGCCTTGCGGACGATCTCGGCGCGGGCCGCGTCGCCCGGGGTGAAATGCTGGCTCATGTGGTAGTCCTTTTCCTGGCAAAACGCGGCCGCCCGACTCTCCACTGGAGGCCGGGTCGGGTAGCGCATCGAAGTTGGTTGGCGGGTGCCGTGTGGAGGCGCGGGCACCCTTCGCGCGGATTGGCCATTAGGCCGTCGACTTCGGGGTCACGCAGCCGACGAGCAGGCCGACCATGTCGCCCGCGACACCGCTCTGCATGAACTTGCCGCGGATGTAGCGGACCGTCGTACCGTCGGCGATCGCCTGGTTGGTGTGACCGGTGGCGTTGGTGATGGCGTACGAGCCGCGCGTCGCCGTGCCGCCCGTGCCGACCTTGACCTTGTGGATCGCGTGACCGTCGAGCGCGATCGACACCTTCTGCCCGGCCGTGCCGGAGTTGAGGGCGGTACCGATGCCGTCCTCACCCGCGCCGCAGTTCTGGCACTCGTCGTCCGCCGAGGCGAACTTGACCGAGAGCCCTTCGGTCACGGTCTGCCCCGAGGCGACCGTGAACTCCTGGATGAGCGCGTTCTGGATCTTCTGATGTGCACGAGTGGCCATGTCTTTGCTGCCTTTCGAGGCAATGCGCCGCCTTCCGCGACCTCTCCGAGATCACGGCCACGCGCGCGGTAGTTGGGTTGAGTCGACTCGCTACGAGAGCGAGGTGAGGGTCAGAGAAGGTCGGCGAGGTCCGCGGGCTCTCCGGACTCGCCGGGAGCGGGCGTCGAGAGCAGGAGCGCCCCGAGGTCCCCGGCCTGAGCCGGCTCGGTGCCCTTCTTCGGGTCGATGACGGGCGCCTTCGAGAGCAGACCGAGCGAGGGGAGACCCTTCACGATCGCGTCGAAGCGGGCGCGGCTCTCACGCGCGAGGGCGAGGAAGTCGTCCTTCTGCGCGGGCGTGATCTTGTCGCCGACGAGCGCGTCGACCTCGGCCTCGGTCATCTTGGCGTGGAGGTCCGCCTTCTCCTTGGCGAGCGCATCACGCTCCACCACGAGAGCATCGCGCTCCGCGGTGAGCGACTCGGCCTTCGCCTGGAGGCTCTCGAGCGCCTTCGCGGCGAGGGCGAGCTCCGCGTCCTTCGCGGCGAGCTCTTCGGCCCGCTTCGCCTTTGCCTCTTCGATGGCCTTCGTCGCGGCGGCGAGCTGGGCTTCCAGTTCCTGCTTGGTCTTCTCGTCCATGTCGTTCTCCTGCGCTCGCGGCGCTTCGTTGGCCGGTCGCCCGGCGAGTGCACGCGCACGCATCTTCGCGAGCGCCTCATGGTTCGCCGGGACCGGCGTCACGCTGATCTCTCGGAGGCTGTTGCCGTAGAGGACGAACACGTCCTTTCCGTCGCGCTTCTCCCACTTCACGTCGCGCGGGATGAACCCCACCGACACCGCGCGGAGGAACTGCCCTTTGATGAGCTTCCAGACCCGCTCGGCCTCTGGGTTCATGTCCTCCGTCGCGAACTGGATGCGGCACTCGAGCCGCCCATTCCGCACCGCCACGTCGACGCTCTTGCCGATGGGCAGTTCGCGCGACTTGTGGGCGAAGAGCACGACGGGGTTCGCTCGGTAGATGTCGAGCTCCCACGTGCCTTGGTCGACGATCTCGTCGTACGTGTCGACAGCGTCGGTCGACGCGATGAAGTCCACCGTACGAGCGGCCTCGTCGATGGAACGGAGCGTGATGCCGAGCGTGACGAGCTCGTCGCTCGCCTCGGCCTGAGTCGTGTCGGGCATGATGGCCTCTCGTTGGTTGTCAGTCCGGCGTCACGTCAGCGGGCTCTACCGCCGGCTCGCCATCGCCCTCTCCACTACCTGGAGGAGGCTGGCCCGAATCGTCCCCTGTTGGGTCGCTCTCGCCGTCCGGCTCCGGCGTTTCGGGCTCGGGCGACTCGACTCCCATCTCGTCGTCATCGTTCTCCGGGGCCACCGCGCCGACGCGGTTGCGCACCCAGTTCTGCGACAGCTTGCAGCCGGCATCGGTGAGCGACTTCACTCCGGCGCCGAAGGCCTGGATGTCCACCGGGTCGGGTAGGATGAACTCGAACTGTGGTATCGCCACGTCCTTGCCGAAGTTGATGCGGATCAAGGTCGCGACGAGGTCGCGCGTGATGCACGCGGCCACCTGCCGAGCACGCCCACGCAGGATCGTCTTGGTGACGCCGTGGTGCACCTTCGCCTGGGCAAACCCCGACGACGACGACGACTGCACCGTCTCCGTCGCGCCGAGGACCGCCTTGCTCATCTCCATCGCGATGACGTTGAAGAGCTCGGCGTGCGTCGGCCTCGAGCCGCTACCGCCAGAGCCCGCGGCCCACTCGGCTCGGAAGTCCGTCGTCTCGGGGAGCACGGCTGAGCCCGTCGTGACGAGCGTGTCCATCGCGCTCTTGAGAGCCTCGATGTCCGGGTCGCTCGCGCCCTTCTTGTACGTGCCGATGCGCCACGGCTTCCACGTCAGCTCGGCGGTACGGAGCCAGTCGGTGACTGACCAGTTTCGGAAGAGCGCCGCCCACATGAGCACGCTGCCGAGGCCCTCACGAACCGGCACGTCGCCATTCACGCGTGGCTGGAAGATGACGAACCGACCCGGGTACTCCTTGCGGATGTCGACGCCGTGGTAGCCCGTCGTCTCGTCCTTCCAGACGAAGACGCCGTCGGCCGACCGGTAGCCGAAGCGGCGCGCGTTGTGAGCGTAGAATCCCTTCGGCGCGATGTAGCCGTCACGGTCCTTACGGAACGTCGGCTCGGCCACCTGATGGCCCACGTAGAACGCCCCTGCGAGGTGCGCGATGAGGTCGGCGAAGCCGCCCGCCTCGGAGTCGTTGTCGCCCGTGCACTGGCGCAGAGCATTGTCGAGCCAACGCATCGCACGCTTGTCGCGAGCGCGCGCCTTCTCGGGCAGCTTGAGCGCCCAGTCGAGCTCGGCGATCGATTCTTCGGCCTGCGACAATGTGCCGTGGAGGTGGCCGTCCTTCTGTCGCGACTCGTTGAGCAGGTCGACGTAGGCCGTCATGTCGCCCGAGTCGCGTTGCCGCAGGATCTGCGACACACGCGCGGGAGTCATCGCTCCGCCGATGCGCTGGAATTGGAACCAGAGCGCCTGGTCGGCAATCACTCGTCCGCCGAACGAGCGCGCGGAGGCTCGCTCCACCACCGTCGTCACGCCGAATGCGCGTGCGATCGTGTCGACGGCCTTGGTGAGGTATGCGCGCATTCAGAATCCCCTTGACGAGCCCCATCGGCTCTCGACCTGCGGTGCGTGCACTCTCGGCGCGGGCGCGGGCGGCAGGTAGCTGGCGAGCTTGTCGAAGGCACCCACGAGCGCGTCGACTTGGTCGTCGTGCTTGTCGGAGCCTGTGAAGTTGGTGACTTCGTGCGTGAAGTCCTGGAGCCACGGCATGCCCGCTGGGAGCAGGATGCGGCCTTGGTTCCAGGCACGCGCCGCGGGTTGCGCTCGGGTGTACTTGTCCGCCGACGTGGAGACGACCTCGATGGGCAACACGCGCCCGTCGATCCGCTCTTCCATGAAATCGACGATGCCCTTCTCCGCGCCGCCGCCGATGTAGGCGAACACGGGAGCGCTCCACGTCTTCGAGAGCTCGTTGAGCTTCGCGTGGAACTCGGGCGCCTCCACCTGCACGCGCACCACGTCGATGACGTAGTAGACGGCAGACTCGCCATGCCCGACTGCGAGCATGACGACCGCGACTGAGTAGTCGGAGCGCTTCTTGACGGAGTAGGCGAAGTCCGCGCCGATGACGATGCGGAAACCGCTACGGGGGCGCTCGCTCGGCTCGTAGAAGTGCGGCGCGCGGAACAGCGTCCGACCACGCGGGCGAGGATCCCCCATCCAGAGGGCCCACCAGTCGTAGTCCGACATGCCGTCGCGCTTGTCGTACAGCCACTCGAGAGGTCGTCCCTCCGGCCACAAGGCGGCCCCGGACGGGAGGACAGCGGGAAGGTTCACCACCTCCCATCGCTGCTTGCCGTCACGGTTTCGTTGCTGCGACAACACCCCGATGAGGTCGTCCGTCGTCCACCTCGTGTGGACCACGAAGAACGAGCCGCCAGGGTGGAGCCTGGTTTCCAACGTCGACGAGTAGTGGTCCCAAACCTTCTGGCGGACCGCGGGGCTCTCGGCCTCCTCGCGGTTCTTGTACGGGTCGTCAAAGACGATCTTCTTCCCGGGGAAGCCCGTGATACCCGCACCGACGCCGGCCGCGCGGAACGCGCCACCAGCCGCCGTCATCCAGAGCTCGACGGCCGCCGCGTCGTCGCGGAGGGGGAGCCTCACCCGGGTCGCGATGTCGCGCGCGGTACGCGACTGGCTGTTCGCGATGTCCTGGTTGTACGACGAGTAGATGATCTTGTCCGAGGGGTCCTCCTCGAACCACTTCACGCAGCCGTGAAGCACGGTCTGGCTCTTCCCGAACTGCGGCGGAACGCTGATGAGCGCGCGTACTTCCCGGTGACGCGCCTCGGCCAAGAGGCGCACGAGCGGCGCAAGGTGCTCGGGCTTAAGCCACGCTGGAGTCGCGGCCGGGATGTATTCCATGAGCGGCAGTCGACCGCGGGCGCGGCGACGTCGCTCAAGTTCCAGCCGCGCCTGTTCCGAAACCACCGGCAAGGCGTTCGAGCTCTTCATCGGTCAGCTTCGACAGGTCCGCAGGCACCAACGGCGCGCCATCCTTCCCTGTCACCTCCACCCGCTTCACGGCCAGTCCGAGGATCGCCTCGATGCGCGTCGACGCCTTATAGAGGCTGTCCGCGGCGTCCTTGCTCGGCTCCGTCGTCGGCTTCCCGTCGTCGTCCGGGTGCCCCGACGCGTAGGGCAGATTCGCCCTCCACACCTGAAGCCACCCGGTCAGGAACATCGACCGGAACTCTTCCACGTCCGGCTTCGGGTAGTTCGCCATCGCCGCTTTGAAGGCCTCGTAGGGGCCCTGCTTCCCGGCGTACCCGAGCTCCGCGGCAATCTCGTCGAAGCCCCAGCCGAGCATCCTCAGCCGGCAAACCTCGTTCTGTCGCTCGAGCGCCTGAAGCTTCCTCTTCTCACGCCCACGCTTGACCGGCGGAAGTCCACTCGGACGTCCAATGACCTCGGGGCTAGCAGAGAGTCCACCCTCAGCGGAATTCTCGACCTCACCGGGAGGCATGTCCTCCGGCTTCGGCATGCTCCAATCTGGCTTTGGCATAGCTACTCACACCTCTCCCCACACCAAAACACGTTGCGTGCACTCCACACGGAACACACCACAACGATCTCGCCCACTTGCGGACGACCTATTGACACGCCTTCCGGCGAGTGGTCGATACTAGGGACGGCTCTCGTATCGCGCGCGTTAGCGGGGAGGCGTCTCGGTCTCGCCACACATCGGCGATCCGCGACAGATGCCACCATCCGCGCTGTCTGGCCGGAAGAAAGTGAGCGGCACGCGAGACGACGTCGGCTCTACGTGGGGAGGTGGCGTGACCGGAAACGCTCGCGTGCGCGCTCATAGGTCTCGTTTCGATGTCGGCCCAGCCCGACTCATATTGGGACACATCGGCGCGAAAAAAAGGCCCCGACGCGATGGAGCGCCGAGGCCTTGGGCGGATGCGTTGCGGCTACTGGAGCGCGAGGCCGATGAGCAGGAATGCAATCGCCTGGAATCCGACGACGGTCGTAAAGGCGAAGAGCTCGGCGACCACGACCTCTTGGCGCGAAGGTCCCACCACGACGTTCCGATCCTTCGGGATGTCCTCGGGCGACTTCGGCATGTCGGCCGGTGAGCGGTAGGGGCTCATACACTCACCTCCTTGTCCGTTGCCGGCTTGTTCACGAAGGACATCCGCAACGAGAGCACCGTCTCCTTTGCGCCATCGGTCACGAGCATCGCCTCCGTCTCACCCGAGACTGCGTCGTGGCGAGTGACCGCGAACTGGAGGGTGCTCTGCACGATGGCCTTGAGGCTGTTGCTGTAGATCGAATCGAAGTCGCCGAGCACGGCGTGAGGCTTGCCTGCGACCGACACGTGCCAGTTTGGGTAGGTCGTGAGCGCGATGTCGAACGTGTCGCCGGTCGTGTAGCCGCCGTGGTCGACGCGCAGGAAGAGCTTGATGCGGATCCCGTCG